ATGATTAGAGCAATAGTAATAAAGGGTAGCTGCTGCATCCTGTTCTAGTGTGACCTCTACATAAGCACCTGCAGAACCTGCGGTTCCAACTGTCGTAATTCCTGTGGTAAATGCTGAACCGCTATTATGTGTGCCATCTGAAGTTGTTGAGAAGACAAATGGATGTCCACTGTTTGTGCTATTACTATTGTCAAAGCGATATGTAATACCTTTTGAAAGAGATATGGTTTGCCTATCTGTTCCATCAATATGGTATTTGTTGCTACCCCCGACAGACGCAACCGTGACCGTTATTGTTGCAACTGCTGCTTTTCCTGAAGTGTTAATACTTGGAGCAAACTTTGCTAAATTTCTGTTTATAGTCATGTCAAATTCCTAAATAGCATATTGTTGAACTTGCAAGATGTCGCCCACCGAAGCACCTGATGCCAAGGTCACCGCTGATGCGCTTATCGAATAATCCGTTGTTGGCAGTAGAAGTATACCGTTTAGATACACTGCAGACTTGTTTATGTTATAAGTTCCAGAGAACGCAGTCTGGTTTGCTGTTGCTGTAAAAGATGTTGTCGAGTAGTTAGCTGATGCCCCACCATACTCCACAACCTCAACAATGTCACCTACAGTTGCGCCAGAAGCAAGAACGACTGAACTTCCGTTTGTGGCTGTAAAGTCTGCACTGTTTAGCTTGGCCCCGTTCATGAACACGAGGATGTTTCCAACTGTGTAATTTACCGTAAAGGTTGTCTGATTTGCAGTTGCTGTAAAACTAGCAAAGTTGTGAGCAGCACCAGAGAGAGTTAAGTCTTCAGCGCTAGGGCTGATAAACAGAACCGCGCTACCTGATAGGTTTAGTAAAGATCCTGTTGAACTAGATGATAGTACCCTTGTTAGGGTAGTACCCGAATGTGTGTATACACCTTGTCCTATCTCAAAGGCAGTTCCGTCCTCTATAACGTACCTGACGGTATCCCCATTAGAGATACCGCCAGAAGCAAAAGTCTGAAAACCTGACTCAGCAGAACCAAGGGTCACAGTACCGGATCCAGTTGTGCTGACGCTTACCTTAACTCGATCTGCAAATTTTACCACAGTAAGGCTCCATTAAGCTATGCGAATGATAGCGTTAGAAGCATCCGCTGCAGGGAACTGAATAGTAAAGTCACCTGCTGTAGAGGTCTTGTCAGAACCGAAGTCTAATACGACCACTGTGTCCGTTGTGCCTGATCCACTACCTGTTGTGGTATTGTAGATTAAAGCACCGCGAGCAGTCACAGTTGCATTTGTAAATGTAAGATCACTAAAGTCAGTCAAAGCTGTTGTGCCACTTACTGATGGATCTACTCTTGTTAGAGTGCCACCACCTGCAGAATACCCAGACCCACTTACCTCGTTAGAAGTAGTGTAGGCAGTTGTAGCTGCATTAAAAGAGGCGCTGTTTGTATACATTGCTAACTTGAATGTATCACCCCCTGAGTTTTTAAAGTTATGCGCTCCCTCAAGAAGTTCTTGCTTGAAGGATGTACACATAAAGTTGCCAGAAAACGCCATATCATAATCTCCTTATAAGCTCGGCAAGTTTAGGATGCCCTGCATCTTTCAAGGCATTATACACGGTTGTGCGGTCACTGCGAATAGCTTCTCGCATATAAAACGCAACCACTTTTTCCATGTGCTTTTTGAAGGCTTGTGCCTGATCTCGGATGGCAGGATGTGTACTGTCAGAAACACTTATAAGTTTCTCCACACAACGCTCCGATACTTCATCAGGTGTAAACCCTCTATTCTCTGTAGTCTGTATGTTAACTACTGGTTCTTTCGGTATATCTACATTAAATTTAAACATTGTTCTCGTCTTTGCTGTATCCCTCTTCGCCATCTCTATAACCGTCTTGTTGCAGTAAGCCACCCACTTTAGTAAAGGCTTGCATAGCGAGTTGATGTTGTTTTCTGTACTCGTTCATAAGATCTGTATCGCCCTTCATAAACGAATATGCTTCTAGTAATGAGCCGTAAAGCAAAGCTGTTTCGGCATTGTCACCCAACCATGTTGTACCCGCAGACACAATAGATGGTGGATCGTAATAGTAGTTTATTTGAGCTAAATATGCAGCATCTGGCGTTGGCGCTAATATAAAAAACCCCGGTGAAGTAGTGGTTCCTCCCACAAACTGACCATAATACTTAGGTAAACCAGTATCTCCTGCAGGATAAGCTTCCTTCATGTAAGTAACATTTTTATTTAGAAGATAGCTATAATTACCACTGCCATCTGTGATTGCTATGGAGTAAACTGCGATCATATCTGTTGGTCTAGCGAGATACTGAGAGTTAGCGACAGTGCTACCAGTAGAAGCCTTTCGAAGCTCTGGAATAAGAACCTGACGAAGTATCTTTTCTTCTGCCTGTCGGACAAACGTAGGAATATTAGCCACAAAAGAAGTCTCTGTGTTCTCTGTGTAGTCCTGTATAGCCTGTGTTAACTCTGTATAGTTCATCTAGTCTACCTTACTGTATAGTTCCCACCACGAGCTTTACCCATACCACGACACATTGAGCCACCCATACTCTTTTTAATTGGGTTGCGACCTGATAATCTAAGTAAGTCACCCTTACCTTTATTTAGCAAAAACTGATCAAAACTCATAGAATCTGACGCAGGGCCGTCAAAAAACTCTTCACGTAAGTTCTGTAGTTCTGAGTCTTTTTCTTTCATTTTACCCATAATGACTACCCATTCTTACCAAAGTTGCCGCCACGAACTGCTGCGCCCATACCCTTACATGTACTACCACCCGTTCCCATTTTTTTAACTTTCCCGCCGTAGGCCATGTAACCCATGTTATTACGAACTTCTGTTGGTAATTTACCTAGTCCTGCGTTTCCTGCAGGGGCAGCTTTGAGGCTACCACCGTGAGCTTTTTTCTTAGGTGGTCTACCTACTTTTGAACCGTATGTACCCATTCCTTGAGGCATATCTAATCTCCTTTTGACAATGTTATCATGTTTAAATTTCCAAATCTACCGTTAAGGTGTATTCGCTTGGCCTCCCATACCACTGTGGTTAGTGCAATAGTAGTATAATGTTGGTGCGCCTGAAGCTACCACGATCTGAGTATAAGCACCTGCGTTTCCGGGGGTTCCCACAGTTGTAACGCCTGTTGTGTACTCTACGCCACCCGAATGAGTTCCGTTTGGTGTTGTTGAGAGTCTTAATGGATGACCGCTGTTGCTTGCGTTAGATTGATCAAATATGTAGGTACTTCCTTCGCTAAGATTTCCTGTAGGCGCTTCTATACCATCTATAAAGTATTTATTGCCACCACTATACCCTGTAGCTACAGTAACCGCGAAAGATTGTGCTACATTGGTAGATATAGTAGCTACGCCTGTAGTTCCTACAGCAGAAACACCATTTGGAAACGCGGTTATTTCTGCGCCTATTATGGTAACTGTACCAACTCCACCCGCAGCAGCATTTGGAGCATTTAAGTTTGCGGTATATGTATTAGCTACAACAGATCCAACAGAAGATGAGGCTGAAGAACCTGTAACATTCACCACGCCCTCATTGAAACTTATGGCAACTCTACCAACAGCTCCTGTCATAAATTGAGCAGGGTTCCATACAGGAGAAAACCCAAACAACTGTCTGCTTTCTTCTAAAGACCTATCTGGCCTAGCGTGTGCAAGACTTTGAGGATCAAATATTCTAACCCTGCCAAGAAAATTTTGTGGATGGTCATCATCAGCCACGTCTCTACCCACACGTAAACCTGTCTTCACACCATTCCTGAACTCATCAACAAGCTCGTTCAGTGGATATCTGAAGCCTGTCCTGTCACAGAAGCCGAAAGCATATTTACTTCTAGCAGTTGTCATCCACCACCTAACATAAATGTATTGTACGGCACAAATTTGATTGATGCTGTTTCAGCATCTTCACCTGCCGCAAGCTCGAACTGATATTCATATTCTTGCTTTAAAGGAACAACTCTGGCTATTGCTTCTGGTTTTTTCATAGCTATTTGATACGCAAGACCTGCAACAAGACACGGAACAAACCTAGGCGGTATAGCCGCTGTTGTGCCAACGCCCGTTGCCAAGCCATCTATTCCCTTTAATCGATGAAAAGCCAAAATATAATCTGTGTCAGGAACGGGCCAAAGTGTTACTTTTGTTTCTGTAGCCAGTCTTTGAACAAATATTTGACTAGGCTTACCCTGTGTATTTTTATTAGATTGAGCTGCGTAAGTAGACACAGATATGCGTTGCAATGCTGCATCAACTTGATTTGTTCCTGTTCCAGTCCTTATTTGATGCTCGATTACATCTATAGTGTCTATGGGCATAGAGTAGGTTGCTGTACCTGAGCTTAAATTTAAAACACCTGAATCAACCGTAAAAAGATTGAGACCTCTATTCTGCCATTCAAGCAACATAATATTAAGGCTACGCCTCGCTGTTCGAAGATCGTAACCTGTGTTTAGCTCTAGACCTGCACGTTCATAAGCTTCTTCAAATATGTCAGGTAAATCTGGTGTAACGACTGCCATTTGCTATTTCCTTTTTCTACCACTAGCAGTGGTTGACCACTTAACTCTTTTGGGTCCAGTCTTCTTTTTGGCCTCTGATTTAGTTATTTTAGAGGCTACAGCTTTAGGCCGACACGCAGGGTAGGAACGCCGTTTGTCTTTCTTTCCACTTCGACCACATTTCTTACCTGTCTTTACATCTCGCCAATCTTCGGCAAACCATTTACCAAGACCACTTTTTTTACTAGGTTTTTTTGCCACGTTTAGCTACCTTATTGTTGCCGCCTTTCCAACCTCCACCTTTAGACTTGTACCATTTAGAAGCCCAAGCATTTGCATATGCGCTAGGATATACCTTGAATTTTTTTCTAGCCGCTGATTTTGCTCTAGACCATAAAGCAGAGTTCGTTGGGGTTGCTTTAGCCATTATAAAAACCTTCCTGCTACAGCCGCAGCAATGATTAAGACGGCAATGCCCCACAACCGCATATCAAGACGTTCAAGCTGTTTTTCAATACGCTCAAAACGTCTATCAGACTCTTTTTCATGTTTTTCCATAATCGTTAATACGTCTTGCGCTTTCATTAACACTTCCATCTTTTTCTGGCCTGTCTTAGACGGCTGTTTGGATCTTTTGCTGCTTTTGGAAACTGCTTCATCTGACCTGCAGATCTGGCGCAATAAGACTTACGCCTCTTTGCAGCCTTGCTACCTTTTTTAACTGTGCCAGTCACAGCGGTTTTAAGCTTAGAACCGGGGTTATCCCTACGATACTTAGCTACACCTTTAGCGGTCATACCTGCACCTTTTTTGGTGGGGCGTTTTTGCCCCCCCTTGATGGAGTGACCCTTCATAGTTCCTTTGCGAGCAGCCATAACATTAATTGAAGAATACTGTTATAGCCGTTAGTGCCGTAGCGGTAGCTACATGAATATCACTAACTCTAATCCCATCATCTGGAATATTAACGGCATGAACATCAGAGGCTTTTAGATCTAAATCTAGAACTGTAGCTCCTGCACTTCCGTC